GTTTGCGGTCGGCCATCTCTAAACTGGCAAAGGCGGCTTCCCGGCGCGCCAGCCAACCCTGCGCTCGCTGATCCTCACCGATGTAAACCTCGGCCTCGACGAGAGCGCCAAACAGGTACGCGTCGGGCGCGCTGTCTAATAGCCAGTTGGTCGGGTTGGCGTCGGACAGGGACGGCACCCCGGACTGATAAACCAGGTCTACGATCTGGTCGCCGTTGGTGCCCGGCCCCAGCCACAGATCACGACCGACAATCGAGTAACTGTCGGTCTGCCCGCCATTACCGACAAGCTGGTTTGGCGGCAGATAGTTCAGGGTGAGACCGCCGATCGCCGCTTGTCTTATCTGCACGCAATCGGTCGGCAGTTGCACCGCCGCCGTACCGGTGGCGGACAATGAGATCAGCTTCTCCGCACCGGCCACCTTGAGCCGGCGCGACGCCTCGACCTCGAACAGCCGCACCATGTCAGGCACCGCTGGCTCGACCAGCGGATCGCCGGGGCGCGCCAGCCAGCCGAGCACACTCGTTTTCAAGGCCGCATAGGTGTCTAGGGGCATGTGCTACAGCCGAAAAGAAGTGGGTCGCAAATGCTTCCATTCCGGGTCGTTCAGGAGCTTTCGCACCGCCGGCCAGTGATCCTTCCGCCAGGTGTTGACGCCCTTCTCGGCCAGCCACTTGGCGGCAACCTCCGCCGGAATACTGGCGGCGTACCACATGTCCCGGCCCTTGCCGTCGCCGTATAGGTGAAACCCCTTATTGACATCGATCGCCGCCTCTACGTCCTGCCAGCGGCGGATCCGAATGTTGCCGGTCATCTCGTCGTATTCAAAGGTCTCGGTGATGCCGGTCTCGGGATCGCGGTTGAGCAGGTATTCGGTCATCGCCTTATCCCCCGACAAAGAAAAAGCGGCCCAAAAGGACCGCCTGCTCTAAAAGGTGAACGCCGGCTCAGAATGGGTCTGGCCGGCGTTCGATGGAGAGAGCGATGCCCAAACATCGTCGTCTCCTGAGCCTTATTATCGTGTTTTGGCCTTTGCAGCGAAGGGAGGAATGCAAGGTTTACGGCGCCGTGAGATCAGCCACGAGACCTGACCCGGCTTCGTTCTTAGACGACAGCGTGTATTCACCGATCAGTAGCCGCTTTTCCGCGTCGCCGGTTTTCGCCAATTCGATCTGTCGAATTGGCCTCAGCCAGTCGACCGACCAGAGATCCCAGTTGATCAAGAGGACGTCGCGTGGCCGCATAAAGCGGTTAGCTATTATACGGACAGTTGAAAAATCGCCAACGTAAATGTCCACCGTAGCGATTACTTTGCGTTCGGTGACATCTACTGTTTTCTGTGCACCGCCGGCAAAGCCGGATGCGACTGTTTTGTTGCCGGCACCGGTCATCACCACGTCAGGCTCTTCGGAGCTATTGTTGTAGATACCCTTCATCATAGCTTCAGTAAATGCGCGAGGCGTTCCGTCTACTCTGGCGTCAGTGCCGTCTCCTGTGGGGTTGGTACCGACGTGATCGACATTGGTTTTGATCCAGGACAAGACACTGGCGAGCTTTGGCGCCGTTGCCGCCGCGCCCGTCACCTTGGCCTGGTTCGAAAGCAAGATCGCTTCAATGTCGATCTTCAGCTCCTTCGCCCGCTTGGTCATCTGGTAGGCCAGCTCGGTGCGCCTGCCTGCCTTGTTCACGGCATCGAGCGTGCCGCTGATGATCACCTCTTTGCGGGAGATTTGCGTCCTGTTACCGAGGCGTTGAGTGACGGACGCAGGTGTAAAAGTCGCGATATCGTCGCCCTGAAACTGCGCGTTTGCAGTATTCGGGGCAGCGAGACTGTCAGTTTGCCATTCCTCTTTGTTACTCCGAGCGAGAATGCTCGGGGGCTAGTCATTTCTGCTAGCCTCTCCGTCTTTCGAGCGGAGGCCGGACTCTATCACCACCCGTTTCACCGGGTGCCCGACGTATAGTCTCTGAGGGTTCCGCCCGTTGTGAGCGACCTTCCCTGCTGATTGCCCAATCCGCGCGGATTGTCACGGGATGCCCCGTACCGGCGGCTCTAAGGGTGTTCCAGCAAATAGTCGGGTTTAGCCTGCACCAATGGTCTTAATGCAGGACAGCGTCGGCAGTTCCACGGCCGACGTTAGAAGTGAAGGGGGTTTCCGAAGGAGACAAGTTGTAGATCATCGGTTTTGTTCGCTATGCGGCCGTTTAAACCGCATTTCTCACTGTTACCAGTGAGCCCAGGTCATCTCATCGCTTTCGCGTCGGGCGCTCTTGGGCGGGGTTATTGTTGGGACTCACCCGCCTGACCGTCACACCTTCCGCAGCACCTAAAGCCCGCTGCGGCTCGGCTCGGTATTGTCCTCGCCATTACGCGGTCGGAGTTTCACCGAATTCACCCGATTTTCCATCGGCACCTGGAGAACATCCATGCGCCGCGGGGACTAGGTTTAATCCGAAAGGTCTTCGCGCATGCCCTGGATGCCAGGGGATCCGGCGAAGGTCGTAGCCGTACCAGCAATAATAGCCATAAAAGGCTCCATCAGAGGGAAGGCCGGCGTCTCACGACGCTGGCGAGGACTGTTGCCTAAGCAGTCTTTGGCATTCAGAGGACTTCCAAGAGATAAGCGATCGCGTCTTTTTCACTGCCGGAACGCTTTAGGCTGGCCATCTTTTGCCCGCGGCGCTGGGCCGCTTGGGTATCACCGCGTTGTCGCGGCGACCCCGGCGGCTGCACCTGGGGCGCAGATGTATTGCGCTTTGCCTCGGCCTGCCGGCGGGCCTCTTGGACCCGATCGGCCTGCATCGCCTTGTCGACCACCAGGAGCACCCGGTGATCGACCACTTGACCAATTTCTTGGTCGGAAAAGCCGCGCTTGGTTAGCCAGGACCGCATCTCTGCGACCTTTTTCGGGGCCTTTTCCTGGTCCCCAAAATCGGGCAGAGCCTCGATCAGCCGCTGCTGTTCCGCCTGCCGGAGCTGCACGAATTGCTGGGCCTGGGCCTGTTCGGCGTGGGCTGCAACACGCTGCAATTCCTGCTGAATGCCACCGATCCGGCCGCGCATGGCGTCCCGTTCGGCAGTCATCCTGACGTATTCGGCGGGCTGCTCCTGGGCCAGTTGCTGCCAATCGATGTTGGCAAACCGCTGCGCCTCAGGCGCCGCCACGAAGAGTAGCTGCTGGAGGTTCCGGGCATAAGCTTCGCGTTCGGCACTGATTTCCTGGAAGGTGCTTTCGAGCGCCTTGCGGTGCTCGGCTATCTCCTGAGTCTTCTGGGTAAAGGCACGGTTCTGCTCGCTCTCCCGCTTTACGATGACGGCCTGAGCCTCGGGTGGGAGCTGGGCAAAAACAGCCTTGTCTTCTTTCGACCAACTGTTCGGCGGCGCGACACTCTGATGGCCCTCGCCGTCCTCGCCCTCCTGGACGGGTTCGGTGTCGGGTTCGTATGCCTCCTCCTCGTCACTGGTGGCCGGGTCCTCCGGTCCAGGCAACGGATCCTGTGGATCCGGCTGCTCCGCTTCCGCCGGCACGTCTGACGCGCGCTGCGGTTGTCTCGGTTGTTGGGGGCGCTTGGGGCGGTCGTCGAGAAGGCCCTCGATGCCCTCCATGACCTGCGCCTCGGACCACTCTGGCGGCGCGTGTGCGCTCTCGCCCGGGACCGGTTGGCCGGCGTCACTCATCATTCCATCCATGGGATAAGCCGGCGTCTCACGACGCTGGCGGGTTAGCTAATTCAGGTCGCCGGCGCGATGATTTCGGCATGGATTGCCGCGGCAAGGTCGCGCTCGCTCACGGCACCGCGCGTCCCGGTTGCCTTTGGGGGATAGAACGGCTTCAATCGCCTTATCCCTTGTCCCTAAAAGACGACGGGTAGTCGGCCTCCGTCAGCCGGTCCTGCCAGGGGCAACGGCAGACGCAGGTGTCGATGGTGCAGGAGGGAGCTGGCACTCCCTCCCCCACTTATATTCGCTTGGTCTCTTTCAGCGGCGTGGTCGGGCGCTTGTTGCGCACCACCTCGGAGAGGACCGCTTTTGCTTCGGCCAAACTCTGCGGCGATACCGTGCCGGTAGTCTCGGCCTCGGCCACCAGGCGCTGCAGCGTGCGCGCCATCAGTTGCCGGTTGGTCAGGCCCCAGATGTTTCTACCCGGCACTGCGCGGCCTCTCCCGCGCGGCCATGCCGGCCTCGGCGATCATCAACCGCAATTCCCCCTTGAACTGTTCCAGGCCGCACAACAGGGCATACGCCGCTTCCCGGGCCTCTTGCTCCCCGACCGCGGTCTGTCGCCAGGTGGCGACCAGCTTTTCCTCCACCCGCCGCAACGCCAGATGCAATACCGGGTCGGCCAGGAGCTGCTTCGCCGCCTCGCCCAACTCGGTCTTGCTCTCGGGCGGCGGGACGATGGCTTTCCAAAGATCGAGCAGGTTCATCACGAGGCGGCGGACCCGTTAGAGGCCGGCGACTGTTTTGGCTGCTGGTCGTAAGCGCCGGCGGCGAATTTCAGCTCAATCTCTTTCAGCTTGGCCTCGCCCTCGATCTTCACCCGCGCCATACCGACCGCCAGGTCGTTCTGCGCCTTGGTCTGCTCCATCTCCATCTCGTGGTTGGCCTTGAGGAAGGCGAGCTGCTTTTCATGCTCCAGGCGCTGCTGTTGGATCGCCGCCTCCGCATTAGCCTTTTCGCCGAGGAGATGTTCCGCGGCCTTCGCCTTGATCATCATCGCCTGCATCTGGCTCTGCGCCTTCATCTGCTCGGTCTGGATCTTGGCTTGCGCCTGCGCCATCTCGGGGTCGGGTGGCTTCGGCGGTGGCGGCGGTGTCCCCGGCGGCGGGCCTT